ACATATTCTGCATTTAACTTTGTTGCAGTCTCTTGTGCTGCTTGTTGGGACATACCACTGTTATAACCATCGTCTCCCTCTTCTACAGCTACTACTGTGTAGTTAGGTGGTTGTCCCACAACTAGGTATAGAGTAGGACTACCCTCTTCTTCGTCTTCTTTTTTTGTTTCAACTTTAATGTCAGGTGTATTGTTTGAAGTGTTTAAAGCTCTAGCTAATCCAGGGTCTAAAGCAACGTTTGGGTCAATAGTATTATTAGCACTACCAGTCTCTGCTGATGCTTGATACGCTTCATCTTTGGCACGTTGTATCTCTGAAGTAGATAAAGCACCATTAGCAATATCTCTGTTAGCTTCGTCTATACTATCATATCCTAATATTTCCCACCACAAACTCATTATCCTATTTCCAATCCAATCTTTCTTAATCCCATGTTATTTACCAAAGAATTTTCAAAATCGTTATATACTTTTTTATATCCTTTATCAAAACCGTATGTTAATGCTATCTTATTTGCCTCAACACTATCGTTAGTTTGTAATATTTTTATAAACTCAGGGCTTCTTTCGTCCATATAACCACCTAATAAACTGTATGTATAGTTCTTCCATGGCAATGCTATGTCTTGATACGTGTAGTTAGGTGGATATTTATCTCCAAATACAACTTTTAATTGGTCAGTTATGTAATTGTCTAGTCTAACTCTTGCATTATCAGGGTCATTTCTGAACTCTCCTGCCCATCTAGCAACATCTTCTGATGTAAATCCTTTAGCAAATGCAGGTCCTAGTCCGTTATATATAATATCTTTAACTTCATCCTCATATTTTCTAATGTATCTAGTAGTAGATTGTCCTACAGATTGCATAAAAGTTGTAAGTTCTCCATCTTTTTTAATACCTGAGTATGGGTCAATGATTGCAGTTAATTGATTTTTTAATTTAGTTTCTGACCATTGACCTGTAGTAAACTTATCTGCTAACCAATTAGTTACTTGTTCATCTAAACCATAGTTAGTTGCAAATGTAGCAACCATCATTCTTTGGTCAGACATAGTTTGTTGTGCTGTTTTAGGGTCTTGATGAAACAAAGTTAACCATTGTCTTTCAGCACTACTGTGTGTTTTGTACCATTCTGTACCTGCTAATTCATATATCTCAGGACTTCTACCCTCTGCAAATGCACTAAAATATACTTCTAATACTTCACTATCTCTAAGCCATGGTTGTGTTTCTGCTGCTTTATCTATATCTCTTTTCCATTTTTCAAAAGGATGACTTTCTTCAAAATCACTTAACTCTTCAGTCGTACCCCATTCAGCCCAATTACCATCAGTTGCTGTTATAAAATCAAATCTACTGTCGTATGTTTCTGTAATAGTTAGTTGTCTATCAGTACCTGAAAAATATACACTAGGGTCTCCATTATCATCTAAACTTTCTGCTGTAACTGCCCAACCCATAGTGGTGTTTGTACCTGGCATATCATAAACAAGATAATATTGTACATTACCTGAGGCATCTTCAAGCGTACCTTTACTAGGATTGTACACTGCATTATTAATTTGTATTATTCGTCCTCCGTTAGGAACGTAGGATAACTCATTACTTGTTTCTTCAGCCATTGTTTATTTATCTCTATTGTAAAATTCGTCTATTTTTCTTTTCATACGCAAACCTTGTAGCCCTGGTTTCATGTTAGCACCTCCAAAGATAGTTTGGAACAAATTAGGTCCCTCAGGTGTTTCTAATGCTTGTCCTATTGTATTATAAAAATCATCTCTTTGTTTGTTGTACTCTTGTTCGCCTAATACACTCATTCGACCATCTTGCATACTTACTCTTTGTGGTCCCATTTCAAAAGCTCTAGCTAATCCATATACCATGTCTTGGAAAAATGGTTGTTTTTTTAAGTGTACAAATGTAGGGTCTCCACCTAAACCGTCTTTTAGACCTGATGCTTCAAAGTCCATACCCATATAGTATTGCCCAAAGTTTTTACCCATAAGTTCAGCGTCAAATTTAGCAGGTCTAAACATAGGACTATCACTATCCTCTGTAAGTTTGTGTCCTAAATAACCAATACCATTTATTGTTCCTTTTAAAAATTTTGTTAAAGCATTGTGATTTCTAAATCTATTATGATTATCTAATATATCATCAGGACTACTAGCAAACATTGGTAATTGAACACCATGTCTTCCTAGTCCTGTAGCTTTACCAAACTCAGGGTCATCGTAATATCTAATAGTTGATGCCATTGTCGCTAATGTTTCAAGAGGTATAAATACTATATCTATTACATTAGCTAATCCTCTACCTACAGCTTTTGCTGCTCGTCCTGTTTTAGTTGTACCTATTGCTTTTAGATTTGCATAATCTACACCTAGTGGACTTACATATTTTTTGTAATCATCTCCTAATGCTTGAATTATTTTAGTAGCTTGTTTAACACCTGTGCCAATACCGTATCTAAGTCTTGATGATGCACCTTTACCTAATGCTCTAGCTTGGTCAAATAATTTTTCTGTAAATATTTTTGCTTGTGCATCTCTGTAACCAACAGCAGCACCCTCTGTCATAGTTCCTGAATTTACTGCTATCGTTAATAAATTATTTAATATCTCACTGTGTATAAATCTACCTGCGTAAGGTCCTACAATTTCTGTCTTGATAGGTTTTGTAGATACAAACTCTAATCCATCTTCAAGACTTCTCATGTTTCCTGTACCAAACAAATCAGGGTTAGCGTCTAAAAATGATTTAGCTAATCCATCAGTAAGTTCAAATACACTATGTACATTACCTTTAAATACTTCAGGGTCTAGGTTTTGAGCACCTTTAAATTTACCTCTAGTGTTTTTCCATGCATTCAAGTCTTCATATTTGTTAATTGGTAATATAAATTTATCTTTACCTGTTTGATACCCATTCTGAACTACAGTGTTAACATCAGAAAAATTTGATATAAAATCTCTTGTTACACCGTCTCCTAATTTTGTCATAAGAAAATTAAAAGGTAACTCTTCAAATCCTTTTACTACATCCTGTAAAGGTAAACCAGTTCTACGTGATGTTTCAAGAAATACATCATACTTATATTCCATTCTGTTGGCATGGCTGTTTTTTATAGCAGCAAAATCTTGTGCAGTAGGATGATATTTTATTGACGTATTTATAGCATCTTGCCAGGCAGTTCCTGGCATATAAGTATCGAACCATTCTTTCATATACTTTAGAGCTTCATCCATTGTTGCAAAATCTATTTCACTATCACTTAATATTTTATTTATTTCTGCTTCTGATGCATTTGATATAAAATCTGTTTTGTCCCAACTTGCAGGAGACAACATATAATTAGATGCTGCTCTTGTAAATGCTTCAGTATATAATTGACTGTAAGTCAACAACTCAGGAATTTTAGGATGTGTTAAATAATCAGGAACAGTGCTTAAAGCATTTAACATGGTTTTATTTATTTCTGCTTTATTTAAAAATTTTGGGCGTTTTTTCCATGTACCGAATGCATTATATCCACGTGGTTGTACGTTAAGGTCAACACCACCTGCTACTCTTGCAGCCAAATCTGTTTTAGTACCTAATCCACCAAACAATGGTCCAAATTTATTAGGTGGTTTAACAGTATGAGGGTCAATTTCAAATATTACAGGTATGTAATCTAACTCCCATATATTTGCTGCTTGTACTCGGTGGTTTCCCTCTATCAAGATTGCTGCATCATTGTTTGGATTGTATCTAACTCTAGGTAAGTCATATAACTTATGTGGATTTTGAGCTGTTGATAATCTATCTGCTAATGTACTAGCACTTTCAGGTCCATCTATTTTAATCATTTCTTCAGGTATAACCCAACCATCTCTTCCTAACAAATTAACAAGATTATTTATATTTCCACGACCAAATGTTTCTCCAGGAGCTAGTCCACTAGCACGTTTTGCTAATCTATTGTCTTCTAGCATTTTTAATAAAGAACTTGTTCTTATGTAAGCTACGGTTTGGTCATGCACATTTCCTTTAATTAAATTAGTATTAACTCTTTTAGCTGCTTCTTGCATTGTTTGTATAATAAAATTTTTCTTATTAAGAATTTCGCTTACCCCATCTAATGTAGTTATTTGATTATCTGCAATTAATTTTTGTAATAATGCAGGACTTATTAAATCTTCTATGTTAAGTTTTGTTTCTACATTTAATGGACCTTTAGGATTTGCTAAAGTATTATTTTCAAAACTAAAAGTATCTGCAAATTGATACTTGCCATCTACAGGTTCTATTAATGTACCTGGTTTACGTACATTTTCAACATATTCTATTTCTTGTAATGTATCCCCCACATCCATAAAATCTAATTGATTTAACACAGGGTCTTGTAACGCTTGTAGTGTACCTTTTAATGCTTTTATACCTTGACCAGGTAAATACACTACCATATTTTTCATAGCATTATTACGTGAGTAAGTTACAAATTTACTCATATCTAAACTTTTTGCACCAGGAGGAACTAACAACATTTCCATACGTGCATTTTTACCCTCTACTATTTTGGCAGCCAATGTATCAAAATGTGCTTTTACTAATGTGCTTTTAGTATCTGCAGCAGGAGTTTCATAACCACTAACAGCAGATACAACTAACCCCTCTTGACCATTAAATCTTGTATCTGATGAAAGAATTATACTTTTCAACTCTTTTAATACTTTTTCATTAAAATATTTCCAATCATCTACTTCCATATCTTCTATATTTAATAATGCTTGTGCGACATCAGGTCTGTTAAATTCTTGTGCTATTTCTTTAGCAGCACTAGCCAATGCATGATTAATAAATGATTGTCCCTCTATACCATTGTTTGCGTATTTAAAATTTGAAACGTGATTTATAGTCATGCCAGGATATTTTTCATGTACAGTCTTACCATCTAATGTATCAACAAGAGTAGAAAACTGCATACGTGGATTTTTACCTATTTTAAGTGTATTTTCAGGTTCATTAAATAACAGTCTTTCAGTGTTTCTTAACATAACTTGATTTCCCATGTCATCTGTAGTTATGTCGTTAAATAAATTACTATATCTTTGAGCTATACTAGGTAAAATATCTCCTCTATAAGATATGACTTCACGTAAAAAAACATTTAATTGAGTACTCATGCCTGAAGTCTTATCAGTAGTTAGAAATAACAAGTCATCAACAAATACATTTATTAATTCTCCTTTAGTTGCAGTTTCAAACTCTCCATCTATAAATACTAAATATTCTTTATCAAGATTATCAAAGTCATTGTGCATTAGTTCGTCTATTAATTCGTTCAGTTGTGGATAATCAAAATCAGTTTCTCCACTTAAATCAATATCATCAAACATACCTCTTTCACTTAGTTCTTGGAATTCTTCTTCTCCATACCCATAGGATGGACTTGCAGTATCATCAACTTCCATTACTCCCTCTATAGTAAATACTGTATCTCCTGCAAAATTTGAAGATATTGACATTGTTCTATCAGGTCCGTCTAAATATTTAAGTATTCGTGCATTTTCTTCTAACGCTTCTTGTGCTGCTAGTAACATTTGACCATAACTTGCTACCATACGTTTTTCACTTTGTAATGCAGGTATATATTTACTGTCTAAGTTAGATAAAGTTTTACTTGTTAGTTGAACTGCATCGTTTGCCATTTCTCCTATTTGAGATATTTTTATTTCAATAGCTGCTGCGTGAGATGGATTTCTAAGTCTTATTTCTTCTATTAAATTAGCTAACTCGCTAGTCTCATCAACAATACCCTCATGTGTAATACCTTTGTCAATTATTTCATCCGTAAAAATACTATTAGGAAGATTAGGATTTCCTTTTAAATACTTTGTTACTTCTCTGAACACGTGTGCATTTGTTATGTCTTCTACATTAGATGCATTAAATTTAAAAAGGTCTAAACCAGTTTTTTTATTTGCATAATAATTGTAAGCGTTGTGTAACGATGGGTCTTGTTTTTGTATTAGTTCTATTATTGCATCTAAATTTTCTCTATCAGACATATAATTTACGCCAAAGTTATCAACATGTGTATTAATTAAATTAACAATATTTGGGTCTAAATCTTTAACAACCTCAGCCCACTTTGCTTGTTTGTCTTTAGTAAGTAAATTATTAAAATCAAATTCAGGTAATGCGTGTGTAATCATTGCTTTCTGATTGTGTAAAGTATTCATATACACATCATTAATGTACGCTTTTAAGTCATTTATAGATGCATACTCTTGTGTCCTTACTCCATCAATAGGAACTAAACCCTCTTGTGTTTTTTGCCATTTCATTGCTTCAGGAGATAAAAAGTTTTCATCTAATGGGTCTTCAGCAACAATGCTCATTAATATTTTTTCTACATTTTTAAAGTTATTATTAACTGTGCCGTCATGTAATATCTTATCTAAAAAATAGAATGCTTTTTCTTTGTCTGAAAGTTTTTTAAGTTCTTTTCTTCTGCCTTGTAATAATGGCATACCACGAGGTATCTGTGCTTCTTGAATTAATTGATAATTAGCATTAGGCAATTCTTTAGTTTTAAGATTAGTAGATATTGCTTGTATTAATTTTTTGTATGCTTCTTCCATTTTAGCTAATCTGTTAACTTTTATTTTTTCGCCAGTGGCATATTCAAATGACAATGCTTCAAAAAACTCTATTATTCCGTCTAAAAATAATCTTTCATTAAAACCATATTCAACAGTCATATCTTTGTAAGGTGTAGTAATTACTGTATTTCCTTTATATTTACTATATCTACCTTTAAAAAGTGGCTTTTCACGTTTAGCTTCTCCTAATTTTTTAACCATTTCGCCAGGAGACACAGAAAAGTCTTCTATGCCATACGCTTTTAGCATTGCTTTTATGTCGTAACCTAAGTCTTCATATACATCTCTTAATTGTTCAAAGCTAGGACGCATTACTCTTGTCTCTGTAACAACACGCTCTGTAGGAGATTGTGGAAACATTATATCTACAAAAGTACTTAATGGAGCAAATATATCTGCACTATCATTAGTTTTAGCCCAATTATTGTCGTATTCAGTTAATAAATCAAAAATTATATTTTCAGGAGTATTGTTTTTAATATTTATTTTTTGCAAAAAATCTATATCTAACATATCGTCTAAATTTCCGTCATGAAAAACAGCACCTATATTTCTGTTTTCATGTAAAGCAGTACCACGAAATTTACTATTTTCAACTAACCATCTTTGGTCATTTGTACTAAAACCTTTACCCATATTTAATATAGGTACTAATAAGTTTTCAATAGCTTTTGCTGCTTCTCTAACTTCACGCATAGAACCTTTTCGCCATCTACCCATAGCCATTCCTATTTTCCAAAGTTCTTTCCACTCTTTATAATATCTATGAGTGTCTGATGTTAATAAATCACTAAGCAATCCTACATCCCATAAAAAACCACCTTTACCTGGTTTATCAGGCACTTCATGCATAATAAATTCACGATATGTTTTAATACCTTTTTCAATTTTTTTAACATCTTCTTGCCATTGTTCTAAAAATGGTATTCCATATTTTTCTGATATTTCGCTAATTATTACTGAAATAGCATTTTGTATTGCATTGTTGCTAAACAATACATCATCTCCATCTAGTCCTGCTTGAGGATTAAAAAAACTATTAAGAACATTTGTGTCATTACTTAAAAAACTATATAAATCATTTATTGTTTTATTTAGATAGTTATCATTTACCTCAAATGCAGCAGGTGTAGTATCAAGCGTAATTTTTGGTTGATTTATTTTATCTACAGTTGTATCTCTTTGCGTAATTAAATTTACTTGTGCAGTGCGAGATGAAGAGCTTGTATCTCCTGTAATGTTTTTAGCTTCTCGTAAAGCTAAATCCGTAATATTAGTTTTAGATATGTACTGTTGTATTAATACACCCAATATGTGCATACGAGTTGCAATAGGCAGACTTCTATAAACTAATGGGTCTAGTAAAGGACTTTTTCTAGGTTCAGGTTGACGCACGTTAACCTGCCATAAAGTTTGCACCCTGAGATAATGCTTGTCTAAACTGAGCAAAACTTGCTCTCTCAGCAGCTACTCTATCTACGTAACTAATATCGTTTTCGTATAACCTTTCAAATTGTTCAACAAAGTTTGCTTGTGGGTCATAGTTAGTTAAATCTTCATTTACTTCTATATTTGTAGAATTTACAGGAACAAACTCTGTATTTGCTAGTTCATTCTGTATTTGGTTTTGATACTGCAATTTATACTCTCCTGCTAATATTGCAGTTAGATTTCTCATCTCTGCATCACTAGCATCACGACCTAATCTCTGTCTCATATAACCTTTAACAGATTGTTTTAATGCTTGTGGGTCAGGTGCTAGATATGGAGTAACTTCTATCTTTGGTGGTTCAAGCATTACATCTTCTAACGCATCTGTTAATACTCTTTTGTATAAATACAATGCTTTATCTTTAGGGTCAGTAAATCCTGATGTCTCCATAATTATATTTTGTGTAGCTTTGTCAGGAACTATTTCGTTTGCTCTAGCAAATACAATATTTATAAACCTATCTAATTTTTCGTTTTGTTCTCCTAAAGGTGGTAAATCGGATGCTTTTAAAAACCCTCCTGTAACTGCAGCTTCTCTAACTGCTTGAAGTAATTCATCATAATTAATTATTTCAGGAGATATAGTTCCATATAATAATTCATTCTGCATACCGTCATAGAACATTGCAGGTGTAAATCCAGGTTGACCATCTTCATCAATAAAAGTTCTACCAGGTACTCCTATTGGTTGCATTCCTGCAGTGTCTCCACCTAAACCTGCAACTGCAGCTAGTATTGCTTCCATTGTTGAATTGTCTTGATGACCTGGTTCGTGTGGCATTTACTCTCCTGTACCTAATTCTTCCATTATATCGTCTCTTAATACTCCTTGAAAGACATCCCTAAAGATATATTCAAAGTCAGGTGTATCTTTTATAAATTCTTTTGCTATACCTATTGCTGCACTTCTTAATACTGCAGCTCTATCATCTGTAGATGTGTACCACCATTCTTCTGTAAATCCTAACGATACGGATTTTTCAGATAATATATCCCAATACTCTAAATATTCTAATACAGCATTACCAATTTCAGTGTCTTTAACACCAGGAGTTTTTGCCCATTTAGATTGTACTTGAAACAATTTTTCTTTAGCAGTAGGTGCTTCAGCAATACCATAATTTTCTAAGTAACCAGGTAATTCTTCTCGTAAATGTTGTCTGTATAATGCTTTAGCTACTCTTAATTGTTCGCCTTTTACACCTGCTCTTTCTAGTTGTTGTGAAAAGTTTGTATATCTAATCCAACCTAAAGTATCATTTACTTTTCTAGCACTTTGTTCTTTACTTAATCCAACTAATGCACCACTTTTAATATCTTCATAAACAAACTGCCATTCTCTTTCATCAAATGGACTTTCAGGTTGTAAGTACCATCCTGTAATATTTAATTCTTTCATTAAGTCGCCGTATTCTCTTTCCCACGCTTTACCCTCTTCTGTATAAAACCTACGACCCTCAGGAGATATAGTTGTAGATGCAGTCAAATAAGGATGCTCTATTCCGTATTTACCAAAAAATTCATTGTAAGCAGCAATAGTATCTCCACCTGCTTGTTCTCTAATTTTATAAAACTCATTAGCTAGTATTTGTGTAGCCCACCATTGACCCTCTTTATCTTCTACATAAAATCTAGGTGTAAATCCAGTAGGAGCAAAAAACTGTGATGTACCTCTAATTGCATAAATAAAAGCAGCACTATCGTTTGCCCATTCAAGCATTGCAACTTCATCTACTGTTCCATCAGGTTTTCTAAAATACTCTCTATAACCTGTACTTGCAGCGTAATTATATATAGCATTGGTTGTAGCTGCTCTAGCTTGTTGTGCAGCAGGTTTATCACTAAATGCTGTAACTAACTTACTAGCCCATGCAGGTCTAGGAACTAATGTATCAGGAGCAGGAAAATCTCCAAACAATAGTTTTCTAGCTTCATCTCCTATGCCATTCTTAGGTAATACTTTGTTTGCCATAAATCCATACAATGGAGCTACACCAGGAAATATGTTACTAGCTAACATGTTGACACCTGCTACAAATCCTGCAGGTTGTATTTCTACTTTAGAGCCAGGACCATAAACAGATTGAGTTAAGAATGTACGACCAGGATATGCAAACATCTCTTCTCCACTACCGTTAGGGTCAGGAAAGAAAAATCCATCGTCTCCTGAGCTTTCTGCACCTCTAACTGTCATATTTGCTCTAGCTAAAGATGCAGGGTTATTTGCAATTAACTTACCCCATGTTGTAGCTAACTCTATATACACCTCAGGGAATGGGAATATGTTTGCTGTAATTGCAGAAATGTTATGTCTTTTAGATGCATCGTATAAAAGTATTTTTGTTGAATGTAGTGCATACGCTTTAGCTATTGCCTCTGCTTCATCGTATGACATTTCAATACCATCAATAGTTTTTTTAGATGCTGCTTCTAATCTTTTAACCATAGCTTTAGGTATATCAGCATCTCTTGCTTCTTTTAATGCACGTAATCTACCTGCTTGATTTAATCTTGGCATTAAGTCTTCCATCTTTGCCCAATTATTTTGCTTCCATGCAACTGACCTAGATAGATAAGTATTTGGTTTTGTCATTAAATATTCAAATGCTACATCTACTACAGCATCTAACATGCCTATAGCTTTTTGTCCTGATGTTAAATCTACTGTTACTTCTCTAGGTGCTTTTACTACACCAATACGATTTCTTAGTTCTCCCATGTTTTCTAAGTAAAGACCTAAAGTTTTGTTATTTTTAGCTAAAGCATTTCTTGATATTTTACTTAACGATACTTCTCCTTTGCCTAATGTAGCTTTACCTGTTCCTGCTAACTCTCTCAATAATTTATCGCTTGTATCTTCTATGAAGTTATAGCTATATGCATCTCCCTTAGTGTATGTATAACTATCAAAGCCACCTGTTTTAGACCTTATTCTTGCTTCCCAATAATCTAAATATGCATCCATAGCTGCTTCATCTGTCATCAAGTCATCAAACCTATTACCACCATTACGTTGTAGCCGTGCTCTAATTTTTTTACCCTCAGCAGAATACTTAAACCAATCTCTTGTTTCTGTAGTTAATCCATTTTTAGCTACATATCTACCAACAGGGTCATCGTATATTTGTGTAATTTCGTGCTGTAAAGATGCAGTGTGTCTTGCTTCTCCAGGTTTAACATCTACCCAATCTTTTGTAACAGTCTTTTCGTTAGCACCTCTCCAACCTATAGTTGTTTTTCTACCTGTGTTTACCTCAGTAGCAAGGTTGCCGTTCATAGCACCCTGCCAATCTAATACATCTTTTAAGTCGCTATCTCTTGTAAAACGTAATCTAAATTTTTCTAATCCTTTAATGTCTCCATTTTTAATAGCATTGCGTACTTCTGTGTTATGTGAGTTAATCCATGCAATGTATCTAAATGGAGTTATAAACATATTATCTAGTCCTGATACAGCCATACGTGCTTGTTCTTCTATAAATACTCTTGTAAACCATGCACCTCGTAAAAGAACTAAAGGTTTAAATATTCCACCCATATAAAACTGTGCTAATAAAGATACAGGACCTTGACCCATGCCTTTAGGTATTATTCCTTTGTAAGTACCTGATATAACATAATCTCCAAATCCCATGTCTTTAAGTGCTTTAACGTTACCTTTGTAATAATCCATAAGACCACGTACACCTTGTCTTCCCTCTTGACCATCCATAAGATATGAAACTTTAGATAATGCTTTAGTTATCCCTGACCATTGTGGTAATGGTGCATACAAACTTGCCATTTCTACAAGACCACTAGCAGATGGAACTGTAATAGTAATCTTTTCTCCATTAAGAAGTGTGTATGGTAATTCTTCTACTTCTCTCATACCAACAAACGGTAAGTCATTAAACAAACTATCTTTGCCGTATGCTCGTATTTGAGAACTTGTTTCAAATATACGTGATGCTTCAAACGCTATATCGTCTGCTACACCCTGTCCTTTAAGAAATGCTTGTGTATCATTACCAATGTCTATAGCTAATCTTGTTACACCTGCTGCATCTCCAGGTTCTAAATCTAATAATCTTTTAAGATATGGTTCTGCTCTTGTTATATCTGCACCCATGCTGTCATAATGATTTCTAATAGCATAAGCTGCTTCATCAAAGTTAGTTATAGATAATCCATCTTCAGGTTTAATAGCACCTAATCTTTGCATATATGTAGGCATAGCTGACCTAATTGTTGCACCAAAACTTAATAATTCATCCAATGGGTTAGCTATTTCATCTACAGCTAACATTGGCTTTGCTGTCATAAATCTTAATTTATTTCTAGCAGGTAATATAAGTTCGTCTCTTAATCCTTTAGCTAATGAAGAACGCAATGGTCTATAAAATGCATCAGGATTACCAAAAGGTCTTAATGCTTGTCCTGTTGCTCTACCTAGTAAATTAGAACTATTACGTAAATCTACTGATTTTTGACCTATTGCTCTTGATACAGCATTTCTTATTTCTGCTCCACGTACAGGTGTTTCGTTTAAATATCCACTACCCCATATCTTTGACCATGCTTGTTTTGCTTGTAGTGCATCTTCTGTAGTAGCTAAAGCTACTTGACTTTCAAATGGTAACTGTGGAAATAATTTTTGAAATGTTCCAATGTTTGGTTCTAATGCAGTAGCTTCGTAAAGTTTATAACTGTCAGGTCTTTCAATAATATCTGCTAATTTAGGTTTAAATACAGTATCTCTAAATCTACTAATGCCTAATCCCTTTTGTACTACATCAGGATTTATTGTTCTAGTAGCTGCTCTTAGCTTTGATAAACCACTTAATGTATTTGCTGTAGGGTCTGCTGCTAATATAGCAATAGCATCTAGACCACCTGACAATCCGTTGTATTCTTTTGTACCAGGTGGTGTAATCTGTGAAGCAATAACTCTACCTGAACTGTAATGTATAGGTGCTTGTGTAGGTATTTCTGTAATACCAGGGTCTAATGACTTAATAGTATCAACTTGTGATTGTCCTACACCTTTAACTCCACGCCATAGCATTGTAAAAAATCTTTGTGCTTTGTTACCCTCTATAGGTGCAAACATATTAGGGTTATTCATTGCTCGTTGTTCTTGTAGTCTCATATAGTTATTTGGGTCAAAACCTAGTGTTAATCTTTTACCACTTGTAGGTTGATACATAATTTGATTAGGTCTAAACAATGATGTTCTTTCCATATCGTTCCAACCCTCTGCTCTAATAGGAGCACCTGCAAATTGGTAATAAATGTTTTTAGCTTCGTTTTCGTCATAATCCATTTTTAACAACATTCTGTATCGTTCGTCATCTTCAGGTTTTAAACCTTGAAATATAAACTTTCTTTCAGGGTCTATGTTTAATGGTTTACCCTCACGTAATGTAGCTAATACTTCTCTCCATATTGTTGTACCTGATTGTTTTTTAGCATTACTAAATAACTCTACGTATTCATCTAATAGTCCACTAAAACCATCTTTTTTCCATGCTGCAGCAGGGTCGTAATTTACTATGTCTTCTTCTCGTATTTGTATTCCTGCAAATGCATCGCCTTGTTTTGCATATCCATTTTGTAATCTATAACTATGAATTGAATTAACTGCTGCATATCCTGCTGCTCTAGTCAACATAGATATTTCTTCAACACCTGCTTCTAATAACAAATCTACTACATAACCAGGTTTTTTAACTAGCAGTTCTGACAACCCCATAATTGGTTCATCAAATCCACTTGCATCACTAACTTTTTTCCAATCACGTTCCCATTGCTTTTGTTGTTCTTCAGTAACCATATCTGATATGTCTTGGAACGCAGGGTCGTATATAGATAATCCTGCTAACGCTCCTGCTTCAATAACATCTGCAGGTAAGTTAGGACAGACCGTACTCATGTCTGCTGCATTTTTTGCTGTTTGATAATCTATGACTTTAAGTATTTGGTCAAACTGACGTTGTGCTGCTTCTTTTTCTTTATTTCTTTCAGCTAACTCATCGTCGTTAAACCAACCATGAAAACCCATTACACCCCTCGTTGTTGATAATTGTGTATAAGTTGGCTAATTACAGGATTATATCCTGACACATGCAACATAGCTTTTAATGCTAACAACGTATTATCAGGTGCTGCTTCTGCAGGGTTAACTCCTGCTGTCAACGGACTTTCTCCAGGTACGTCTGTTGGTCTAAATACATCTCTGTTTAATTGTGGTTGTGGTTGACCCATAGGTCTTGATGGAGTTGTAGGTGCAGACGCTAAAGGTGCTGCTTGTTGTTGTTCTGTTAATGCTTTTTGTTCTCCATAATCAACACCAGGTATTCTTTGTACAGGTTGTTTAGCACTACCAGGTCCACCATCTGTTCTAGCAGATAATGCACCAGGACCACTTACAGCAGCAGGTTTGCTAGGTTGTCTGTAACCACCCCTAGAACGCTTCTTCGCCATAATCTTCTCCATCTTCTAAATACTGTTTTAATATTTCTCTATCAACTAAAAGCAACATTCCAGGCATTGGTACAATAACTTGCCACATTTGCATCATAGGATTGTATGCACTTAAATCGTGTCCTGCTATATCACTTAATGAGTTTTGTATAATTTGATAAAACTCGTCGTTCATTTCCATTATCCACCTCCTAGTGCTAACTGTGCTAGTCCACCCTGTGCTAAATCAGGTGGTGCCATTTGACCCATTAATGCTTGTTCCTCAGGACTAAGCTGTGGTTCTTCAGGCGTATAAAATTTATTAAGAATAGATTGCATATCGTCAGGACTTTTATATATTTCAATAACTGCCATAACTGCTTGTTGGTCTCCTTGATTAGCTCTAGCTAACAAAGTTTCAAACAATACTGTTTCTGCTTTTTCTCTACGTATTCTTTCATTAACAGATTGTATGTTATCTAATCCTGTTAAATTATCTTGCAATGTTTGTGTGTCAATAATACCTGCTTGTTTTAATTGCAGACCTGTAACAATTTTTTGTGGTTCATCAAACCCTGCCATAACTCCGTACACTCTTCGTGTTCTATAGTTTTTAGCAATATCAATAGACGGTTTATAATTTTCTGAAAATGCAGAACCTTTTCTAAAACCAACTAATGCTTTAGATTTGTCAAACATTAACTCGTCCATCTCTAATCTCTTAGCATCTAGTTCTTGTAATGCGTCTTGTAAAATGTCTCTGTACTCGCCAATCATTAAAGACATAGATGCATTAAGTTCATCTAAACCTCTACCTGTAACAAAACTGTTAGGAGACTGTGCGTCGTCTGTAACAGGATAACCTGCAACAAGTCGTAACTGTCTTTCCAATCTATCTACTTGATTAAATAACTGATAAGGTAAATTGTTTACAGGTTTACTAACTTGTGTACCAGGTGCTAAATAGTTTATAGCATGACGACCTTTTCTATACTGTCCACTCTCTAATTCTCCTGATACATTTGTTTCAGTAAACACAGCATCTTCCATAGCAATAGTAGATAAAATGTTTATCTTTGCCATCTGTGCCATAAGACCTAGAACGTGGTCATACTGTCCTTTTAATTCGTTAAAAGAAAATCTTTTACAAAATACAAATTGTGGTCCACTCTTTAATGGGTTTTCTACAAAATCTAATAATAATCTTTTATGTGGTACAACAATGTACATACCACTGTCGTCATAGTATTCAACAACAACCACTCCCCTACCACTATCGTTCTCCCATGTTTCTTCAGTATCTGACAATTTAACGTTGTAAAATCCGTCGTTATTAGGTTCAGCATCTTTTTTAGTTGCTTGTAAAGCACGAGCGTGTTCAGGGTATATCTGTACTAATTTGTACATAGGTATTTTACGTACATAAGCTATTTCGTCAGGTTGTTGGTTAGAACCTAAATGTCCAGGATATGTATTGTATGGGTCTCTTAATTCTGCATAAGGATAAAAATTACCGTCAGCATCTTTTGTTGTTTTTATAACCCATGATGCATAACCATAACCAGGTAGCCATCTTGATATTTGTCCTAGTTGATTTTTAAGTTTTTGTTTATCGTCGTATGAATGAACAATGCGTTCTAGTTTTTCTGCTCTTTTTCTAGCACGTTCACTATCTTTGTCATTAACTCTATCTACACGTATATCAGGAACTGCAGATATTTTTTGTGCAAGTCTATCTAAACCTGACACTAATAAGTTAGGAGCAGGTAAGCTGTCAATATCTTGATTATCTAAGTTGCCACCTAGTAATGCTCTCATGCCCTCTGTGCCACCGTCCATAATAGAACGTATGCGAAATCTCATGTATTGTTGTTCTTCGTTTACACCAACTAATGCATTAACGCTTTCAATAACTTGCTTAACGTTTTTTTTCATTACTGCCACGGTGCTTCATTCCAATCGCTTATATCCCAATCATTAAAACTAGGTGTGTAATCTAACCCCATCATTGCTGACCTCTCTTTAGTCAATCGTCTAAATATCTTCATTGGAAACCAACTTGCCATGACTAAGTCTGTCTTGTGCTTAGTTCTTTTACTTTGTGGTTTGCCATCAAAATAAACTAACTGTGATTTGTAGGCACCTACTTTATCACGACTTAATGGGTCTCCTACTGGCAAATGTACACGTCCCTCTTCGAACAATTCACTCATCGCACCAACTCCGAACATAGGGTCGTGTTTGTTAATACCAGTCTTAGTTCCTGTTAATACAATACCACATTCTAGTGCAAGTCGCTTTATCTTCTCATCTTGTCTTATAGCAGTTTGAAAACCATTTTCTTCTATAACCCATTCACGCAATCTGTATTGCTCAAACCATTTTTGTATAATTTCATACGCTGCTTTAGTTCCACCACCTCTTCTATTGTCATTGTCAATCATGTAATATTCTTTTTTAACAATGTCATAACCCCATAAGAATGCAGCTTGATGTCCACTTGATGCAGGGTCTAGTCCTGCTACTAAATGTAAATTTTGATGTGGTATGTTGCCAACTACTAAATTTGGTCGATAACAATTTTCTACATCTTCTAAATTAAAAATTGTCATACCTACGCTGTATGCTTGATTTAGGTAAACCATGTCAAATACATTTCTACCACCTGTAGTTTCAGCAGCAGCCATTCTTGACTTTAACCATTTGTAGGTTCTCTTGCTACCCCATAACATACAATCTTCATGTCCCTCTATTTCTTCTTCAGGTAATGTACATTCTAAATCGTGTGCTGTTTCTACAATGTTTTCGTATTGGTCGTTACCTAACAAGTGATGATATAAATCGTCAGGATGCTGTCTTGAACCTATTACAACAATAGCTGTGTGTTCCTCTTTACGTGATGACAATGTTGTTGTCCACCAACTTCTAGTGTGTTCTCTGTTACTAGGTTGTATTGTTGTGCTGTGGTCTTCAATATCGTCAGCAATAATAATATCGCAATCTCTTGATAGTATCTTTCCACCTTTACCAACAGCAACCATAGTTGGAGATTTAATACCTGTAACTGTTCTAGTAGAAACTGTAAATTGGTTTTGCGACCAGTTCTTACCACTACGTGTATCAGGTTTAAACTGACGACCAGGACCACAAAAATCTTCTATCAATGTTCTGTTGCTATCTAAATGGTCTAGCACTGCAGACACTGCGTTCTTAGCTATGTCCTCATTACCACCTACCCACATAATACGAACGTTAGGATTTCTTATTATCTGCCATACGGCAAAATGTACCAACAGTTCTGTTTTACCATGTCGTGGGGGGGACAGTATTACAAGTTCTTTACCGTGTTCAATAGCGTCCAAGATACTATTTATCCATTCAATATGAAAGTCAGCAGTTTCGTACTTCTCGCCTGTTTCTGTTCTGAAGTATGTATCTCTAAACGTAGAAAAATTTTTTGTATTTTCAAGTGCTTCGTCAGATATTGCCCAATCTTCTTGTAGCTGGTCAGTGTACGTATCTTCTTTGTAGGCAGCAAGGAGACGGCTTATAGTGGCACTGGTGGTGCCTAGCAGGTCTGCTGCGTCCTTTTGGTCAACATCTCCCTCTGCTACTTTATCTGCTAAATCAGACTGTAAAAATGCATCATATAGTGGACCACGACGTGCTGAAGCTGATGTATCTCTCTCTGCATTAATAGGTTTAACTTCTTCTTTACCTCTACGTTTATTCCTCATGTATTGTGCAGCCTGGCAGCTATCAGAACAATATTTTCTTCTACCTTGTGCTAATTTCTTTTGGCAACCGACTTTGCCACATCTCACGTTTTTTGTCATAATCCTAACTAACTTGTGTTATGTTTTCTATTATGGTATAAATGATAGCAACAAACAAGTTTTTACGAAGTAACTTGTACAGGTAAGTGCTATCGGACGGCAGAAAGGTCAGCGACTTTCTTAGGAAAGTGAAAGGGATTACCTCAAACTGACTACCCAAGGCAACTGAAAAAGTTAAAACTTTAGATTTTTTTTACGCACTACCGTATATGTCCGTTACTGTCCTTTACTGCTTACATTCAATAAGTAAAAGGGTTTCTACTTCTTCTTGAACGTTTACCAGTAATTAAATTACAGGGTACGTATATAACAGGTGCCTACCCCTGATTGACATGTGTAGGTCATTACGTACAAGAACGATACCGTTGCTAATGCAACGTTTTTCTACAGTCAACGATACACTATATGTTGTAGTACAACATGTAGTGGTACAAGATATGGTATGTTTTGGTTAAACAATACCACGTATTGTTAAGGTTTGACTTCCTTTGTCGTGGTATAAAACATATA